TCGGGCTATGCCGGAGAACCGGTGGAGGTGGAGCGACCGGCCGAAATCGGGCGCGCAAAGCGGGTGTAGCTCAATGGTAGAGCACCGGCCTTCCACGCCGGGGATGGGGGTTCGATCCCGCCCACCCGCTCCAACAAGCAATGGGGTTGCCTGCGGGGGTTCCTGCGGGAGCGCACAGCCTCATTCCTTGTTGGTGAATAAGCGTTAGCCGGGGTCGCTGCCGGCCACCAACACCTAAAGCCCTTGCCGGGTAAGAGCAGGGGCAACAAGAGTGACGATTGAGACTTGCACGCGAACGGTCTAGCGGCTCCCCTCTCCGGGGATGCATTGTGGGTTCGATTCCCACCAAGTCATGCGGGGACGCCTGCAGCAGTCGTCACCCTTGTTGGATCATGCCGTGCAGTTTGGTTTCGGCCATAGGCGACCCTAAAGCACCCGGTAGAACTTGAGCGTGGGCCGGGAGGGTACTCAAGCGCCATGATCCAACTTCGTTTTCTGCCAGTAGCTCAACGGATCAGAGCAGCGGGCTTCTATCCCGCGGGTTGAGGGTTCGAGTCCTTCCTGGCGGGCCAGTTTTTCGGGGCGTAGCGCAGCGGTAGCGCGCTTGCTTTGGGAGCAAGATGTCGCCGGTTCGATCCCGGCCGCCCCGACCACGGAAAATAGCGCGCATGGTGCGCAACCGGTCTTGAAAACCGCGCCAGCCAGGGATGGCTGATGGTTCGATTCCATTATTTTCCGCCAGTTTCGCCGGCGTAGCTCGAAGGTCGAGCAGCGGACCTGTAATCCGATGGACTCAGTTCGATTCTGAGCGCCGGCACCAGCTGTTGTATCCTCCTATTTGCCTGGCACCCGCCGGGCTTTTTTTTCGGCGTGACGCCAGACTCAAAGCATGGACCCGCTATTCCTCGACCTCACCGCCCTATCCGAAGCTGCGACCGACGATGCCCTGGAGCATCTTTTCAAGGCCGTCCACGACAACGACGACGGGATCTGGAATCCGCACGAGTCGCCCCTGATCCGCAGGCTGGTGGAACTCTTCACCCAGCGGGGGCTGGACAGGCTGGATGCCGTCAAGGCTCAGATCATCGCCTGGGAAGAGGGCGTGCACCACAAGCCCAGCCTGGCGCCGGTTTCCAAGCCCGGCATGATGGCCCGCTGGGGTGCGGATGAGTTGTCGCTGGTGAAGCTCTACCTGGAAAGCCTGCCGCCCGCCCTGTGGACGCTCGACGATCACATGATGGCGGTGGAGTACGTCGTGCAACGCTACTTGCCGGCCGGCGAGCTGGTGGCCGAGGCCGAATGGCTGGCGACCAAGGCCAGCATGATGGGCAAGGTCCAGGCGAACCTGGAAAAGCCGCCGACCGCCTCCGACGCCTCGAAGCTGCTTGCCGCGCTTCCGTCGACGGTCGACGCGGCCGTTCAGGCGTTCCATCTCAGCCAGCCTCAGAAGTTGGCGCTTGAGTTCGGCGCCATGCGGGCAGCGGAGAACGTGCGCGCGTTGTCCGAGTCGGTGCGGCACCAGCTCCGCAGCACGATCATGCAGCACGCCGAAGAGCAGATGCTGAAGGTGCCGGGCGTGCCCGGCGAGGCGCTGCAGACACGGCTTGTGGACCAGTTTGCGAACCTGAACCGGGACTGGCGGCGCATTGCGGTGACCGAGGCGACGGAGAACTCCAATCAAGGCTTCATCGCCTCTCTCAAGCCGGGCACCAAGATCAAGCGCGTGGAGCAGTACGCGAACGCCTGCAGCTTCTGTCGGAAAATCGACGGCAAGGTGGTTTCGGTGGTCGCGCCGGACGAGAAGTACAAAGACGGGGAAAACTCCGTCTGGGTCGGAAAAAACAACGTCGGCCGCTACGCTGCCCCGCGTAAGCGTGTCGGCAACGTCCTGGTCCCCCGCGACCCCGAGGAGATGTGGTGGATTCCGGCCGGCACCGCTCACCCGCATTGTCGCGGGCGCTGGGTACGGGTGCTGGAGGACGAGCCTGGGGATGATCCGGAGTTTGGGGTATTCCTGCGCAAGGTGCTGTCGTGAAGCAGTTCAAGAACCGGAAGGGCAGGAACGGAGGGTGCCGAAGCACGGCGCACGCGCGTCAGCTGTCAAACGCCAGTTTTCGCCGAGAGTGGTTCATGGTCGCCAGAGTGATGCGCGCTTACTGGGGCGAGCGGTCCACTCCACTGTGGGGCCCGACCGCACTCATGACAAAGTGGCTCCGGATGAAGGGCGCCCGAGCCCTGTCGTGACCTCAAACTGGCGGGATGAATAAGCCTGTCCGTCTCCTGATCAAGGCCACGCAGATCCCGCCTGGGGCTCGATGGGTCACCGTCCACCCGAACGGCGTCGGCAAGGGCCAGCCCGTCCTGATCGAGCCGCAGCCCGACGGCAGCGCCAAGGTCATCGGCGGGGCCGGCGGCTCCCTGAACCACCTCCGCCTGCGCGGCGTGAAGTCCGTCGACCAGTACAAGGAAGAGGCGGCCGGCAAGGCCAAGGAAAAGCGCGAGGCGAAGAAAGCCCAGACGGACGCCGACAAGGCCGCCGGCGTGCACGAAGCCAAGCAGGCGGCCCGCAAGCAGATTGCCGACGAGAAGCGGAAGGCCGAGCGCCAGGTGATCGACGCGGTCGCCAAGCGGGCCGGCTGGTCGCAGGATGATCTCCGGTTCCGGGAGGAGGACTACGCCCACCTGTCCGCGCAAGCCTTGGACAAGGTGCGCGCCGTGCATCATCGCAAGCTGCTGAACCGGGCAAAGGATGTCATCCGCCAGTCCCGAGAGCGCCTGGTGAATGAAGCCCAGACCCGGGCCGACGCCGGTATCGGTGAGCTGCCCCTGTTTTCCGAAAGCCCCGAGGCCCTGTCCGTCGAAGACCTGGCGCCAGTGCCGAAGCAGGCCGGCGGGCTGGGGTTCAACCCCGACTACAAGAGCCGGTCGGAGCGCGCCGGCCTCACGCCCGAGGCGCTGGCGGCTGAAGCCCTGCAGACCAAGGCAGCCGGCCTCACGGAAGAGCAGCGCAAGGCCGCATTCGCCCGAGGACAGGCGGCTGATCTGATCAAGCAGGAGCTGGCCGGCATCAAGGCGCCCGCCGCCCCCATGGCCGACGCCAGCCTGCTCAGCGCCAAGGACGCGCTGGATCTCGTGAAGGAGGGCAAGCGCCTGGCCGAAATCGAGCAGAAAGCCCGAGAGGCATCAAACGAGGTGGACCGCTCGCCGGCGGAGCCGAAGGCTTTTGTTCTTGAAGCGGAAAACGACGCCAAGCTGGACGATGCGGCCCGGGAAGCCATCGTCAACGACCTGCGCACGGCCCAGACGGTCACATTCCTGGCTGAGGTCGGCAAGATCGCAGGCGGAAACCCCACCGAGACCCTGGGTGGCCACATCGGAGTCGGCGCCTACAACTCCATCAACTCCCTGGCGCTGGCCGTGGGCGGAGATGCACTGGTGGATCGGTCAGTGGTGGATGTGCTCGGGATCGCGGGCGCCGCCCAGGTGCTGGCGCGCAGGCTGCATGCCGACCTGAGCCCGGAAGAGGTTCAGCACGTCGCCGATGGCGTGCAGGACTGGCACCTGAACCATTACATGCAGGCGAGCACGGAGGCGCTCAAGAAGGCTCGCGATCTCACCGAGGCGGCCCGGGCCATCGAGGTGGACGCTGGGGCCGGCACCGGGCAAGACCTCGCGGTCGCCCAGGAACTCAACGCCCGGCGCCGTGCCGCAGTGGGCGACGCGCAGCGCATCCTCGGGCAGGCCATGGGCGAGATGGAGGCCAACGCGGCCCTGGTGCTGGCGATGAAGCAGAAGCCGGCGGATAGCCTGCAGCTGTCGCTCGGCAAGACCGGTATCGAGTCGGCCATCAGGCAGGTGCGCGCCCTCGGCCTGGTGCCGGGCGACTATGAGCTGGAGAAGGTCGGCGGCGACACCTTCTTGTCCCTTGCTGCCTCGGGCCTCGACAAGCTGGCCAAGCCGGTCAACCGTGAGGACATTCAGCAGGTCAACCGGAACATTGCCATCATCCGCGGCGACCAGGATGAGGACGGCTGGCTGCCCCTCGGCGTCGCGAACCGGCCGGACATGGTCATGGACGTAAAGCCCGGCGTCGCCCCTCGGCTTGCCCAGCCATTCCAGCCGGGCCCGGACCTGTCCGAGAGCCTGCGCGACTACATCGGCGGCCGGGCGGCCGATGGCGACGCGCCGGCGGACATCCTGGCGGACATCCAGTCGGCCCAGTTCTTCCAGAAGGCAGGGGACGCCGAGGCGTATCGGGCCGCGCTGGACGCCGTGGCGCCGCTCAAGGGCGCCGATGGCAAGATGCAGCGCGCCGAGGCGCTGGCCGGCAAGTTCGACGCCTATGCGGACGCTTACGCGGCCAAGCTGGGCGGCGGCATCTCGCCGCTGAACCGCCAGAAGTTTGCGGTGGACCAGAAGTCGGTCGACGCGCTGCACCGGGCCCTGGCCGAGACGCCGGAAGGTGTTGCTGCATTTAAACAGATCGGCGAGATGGACAGCAAGGACCAAGCGGCGCTGCGGTCGTTCTTTTACGCCCACATCGCCAAGGAGAGCCCCGAGGCTGCCGGCATGCGATCCGAGCTTGAGAAGCTGGTCGCCAACGAGCCGGAGAAGACCACCACCGATATGTTCGGCGACGAGGTCGACAACCCGGAATGGAAGGACTGGCGGGCCACTCGCGACAACCTGTCAGAGAAGCTGAACGCGAGCAGCCTCACCTGGGGCAAGTACCTGAAGGTGATGGGCGGCAACGCCAAGGCTTACGAGGCCGTGCAGGATGCGATCAAGTCGAAGGTCTCGAAGGCCTTCGTGGACGCGCACAACAAGCTGCGGCCCGAGGCCCCGCTGAAGCTGGGCAAGTCGGTCATCCGCAACAACCTCGACCACCTCGATGCCGTTGACCCGGCGGCCCGTGAGGCCAGGATGGCGAAGCAGCGGGAGCTGGTCGACGCAATGCGCGACCGGGTGGCGGGCAAGTACGCTACCGGCTCGGTGTCCGACAAGCTCGCCGCGGCAAAAGAGCAGCAGGCCGCATTCGAGCAGGCGCAGATGGGGTTCTTTTCGTCCGATATGTTCGGAGGTCAGGACGATATGTTCGGAGGTGCTCCGAGTGCTCCGGAGCCTGTGCTTGGAGCTGACGAGCGCCATACGCTGGGGCATGCGGCCGAGCGCCAGATCGCCGGCATGATGGGCGTCGTTGGGCAGAATTTTAAGCCCGGGCAGCCCACGAAGCTCTGGGGCATATCCATGTCGGGGAAGTACGCCCCGCAGCAGCGCGCGATCAAATACCTGGCTGCCAACAAGCGGATGGTGATGGCAGCCGGCGCCGGCTCGGGCAAGACCAACATGATGCTCGGCGCCCATGCTCACCTGTCCGGCCTGGGGAAGGTCAAGCGCTCGATAATGATGGTGCCGTCCATTGTGCAGGGCCAGTTCGGCGGTGAGGCCCTGCGGCTGCTCGAAGCCGGGAAGTTCAAGGCCCACATCCAGCCGGGCGCCAGCCGGGCCGAGCGCATCGCCGCCTACAAAGACCCGGACACGCACATTTGCGTCATGACGCACCAGTCGTTCCGCGACGACATGATCCACCTGGGTGCCAAGCACGCAGGCGTCGACGAAGGGGTCATGTCACAGCAGCTGCAGGGCATGACGCCGGCCGAGCGCCGTCAGTGGGTCGCTGGTGTCATGGCCAAGGAAGGCATCCAGTTCGACGCCTCATTCGTCGACGAGGCGCACGACACCCTGAATCGGGCGGGCAAGGAAAACTCCAGCCTCGCCAACGTGATTGAGGCTGTCGGGCACCACACGCCTTACCACGTCTACGCCTCGGGCGACCCGGTCAAGAACGACCCGAGCGAGATTCACTCCATGCTGCAGAAGATGGACCCGGAGCGGTACGCCGACCGGGCCGAGTTCATGCGCCGCTACGGGGCCGACACCATCGCCAGCAAGCAGGCGCTGCAGCGGGAGATGGCGCGCTACGTGTTCCCGACGTCCATCACCCCGGACGTGTCCGTCGACCGCCAGAACGTCACCGTCCCGCTCTCGGCCGGCCAGAGCAAGGCGCTGTCTGAACTCGACCGCAACCTGTCCCGGGCCCGCGTGGCGCAAAAGGCCGGCAAGGTGGACGTGGAGGCCGCGAAGGCCATCAGCCCGGGATCGTTCCGGGACGTGCCGGAGGAAGAGCACGAGAAGGTCGCCGCTGCGCTGCAGAAGTCGGTCGGAATCCTCAAGTCCTCCGCGGTGCAGCGGATCATCAACACCCACCCGGACAACGCCAAGGTGCAGCACGCCGTCGAGCTGGTGAAGCAGCGGGGGGACAAGCAAGGCGTGATCTTTGCCCGAAACCGGGCGGCAGTGGAGCTGTACCAGAAAGCGCTGGAGGCAGCCGGCAAGCGGGTCGTGACCATCACCGGATCGGATGGCCCGGCCGAGAAGGACAAGAAGCGCAGGTTATTCAACCCCGAAAAGGGCGAGGCCAAGGCCGACATCCTGATCGCCTCTGATGCTGGCGCCGTCGGCATGAACCTGCAGTCTGGCCACTATCTGATCCAGCACGACATCCCCACGACCGCCAAGACCCATTCCCAGCGGGACGCGCGGATCAATCGGATCGGCCAGAAGAACAGCATCGAGCTGATCAACCTGCACGCGGATCACAAGGAAGAGCGGAATGCAGCCGATCGCCTCTCGAAGAAGTACGGTCTCAAGGGAATGATGGCTTCGCCGTTAGATGGACTGGACGACACGGGTGTCGCCGGAGCTATTGCCGCAAGGCGGGCGCAAGCCGTTCACAGCCCCTCCCTCTTTTGAGATACATTACCGCCATGAAAACAGCTTTCTTCTTCCTGACCGTCGCCGTCGCAGGTCTTCTGGGCGCCAGCATCTTGCCGTCTTCGCACGCGGCTGACTCGGGGTCGTGCTACGGCGTGACCGACGCCGATATGCGCGCCTACTGCCTTGCAAAGGCGCACGCCGACCCCGGTCGGTGCTACTCGATTCAGCGAGCGGACTTGCGCGCTCAGTGCCTGGCCGAGGTGCGGCGGTGAAGCGTCACATCGAGCGCACCCGGGCCCAGCTTGGCGACTTGGCGGCGCTGGCCGACCGCACGCAGCGCACCGAGAAGCGCATCTTGGATCTGGCCGAGAAGCGGCTCGCCGAGGTGCAGGCAGCGATCGACCGCGCTCGCCCTGGCATCGATGTCGCCCCAGACGCAGCCCAGCGCCGGTATCAGGATCTGATCGCCGAGCGCGGGCAGTTGCACATCGTGATTGCCCAGGCAAAGCAGAACCTGGGCAAGTAATGATGTTAAGCCGCCTCCGGGCGGCTCTTCCTATTCTTGCCGCAGCCGCACGACTTGGTGTTCCCCGACACCAGCAGACCGGTTCTCACGACGACCTCTTTCCCGCAATCACATCGGCAAAGGTAGCCTCCTAGACCGGCTGAGGTGGTTTCTCTGCGCAATGCAACCAGCTTCCCAAAGCGGACGCCTGACCTGTCAATGCGCACAGTCTTCGTCGCAATCTTCTCGGTCTTCTGGCACCCGCAAGATTTCTCGTGCCCCGTTCTCAGCGACGATCCTCGAATGGCTTTCTCTGCGCCGCAGTCGCAAATGCAGTTCCAGTAAATGTGCCCGGTGATGCTCACCTTATCGGACCTAGATTTGACGGTAAGCATTCCAAATTTCTGACCAATCATGATTTCAAGTATCGAAAAGGGTCTTGATTGTACTTCAAGCCGTTCTGTCGTGTCAGGAAGTTTTCGCGCCTGTCGTTGCGCTCCGAGGACGTCGTGATGCCAAGCTTGATGCATGAACGAAGCACAGCTTCTTGCCTCCGTACCCGAATTCCTCAGCATCGAAAGCATGCTGAAGGCAACGCCCGCCCAGGAGGGCGCGGACCGGTACATCTATATCGAGGCGTCCAACGAAGGGCGCGACCAGCAAAACGAGATCGTGCTGGCCAAGGCGCTGGAAGAATCCGCCGACCATTTCCTGAAGTTCGGCAACGTCGACCTCGACCACAAGTCGATGCCGCCGATCGCCAAGGCCTACGGCATCGACAAGCCCGAGGAGTGGGAGATCGGCCTGCCGGTCGAGGCCCGCATCGACGGCCTGTCGACATTCGTCAAGGCCCGCCTGTTCTCCGGTGATACGCCCCTGGCGGCCCGGGCAAACATGGTCTGGGACAGCATGACGAAGCTGAACCCGCCTAAGAAGTGGTACGCGTCCGTGGGCGGCAAGCCCCTGGCGAAGTCGATCAAAATCGACCCGCGCACCGGCGACAAGATCGGCGTCGTCTCGAAGGTCCGGTGGACCAATCTGGCGCTCACGGCCCAGCCGGTGAACCAGCACGTCAATCAGGTGGCCACGATCCCGTTCGGCGTGCTGGCAAAATCCTGGGGCGCCGACGGTTTCGACATCACGAAGGCCCTTGAGGCGTCCTACTCCGCCGATGTGGCGGCGCTCACCGGCGGCGGTGCGCTGGGCATGCAGTCTCTCGATGGGGCCCAGCCTCAGTCTTACTACGATTTCCGCGACCGGCTGGCTGGCGCGTTGAAGTCAGGCAAAGTCAAGGACCAGTCTTCGCATGGGCTGATCCGGTACAGCGCCGAAAAGTTCAGTCTGCAGCCCGATGAGGCGGCGGAATGGGTGGATCGCTTCCTTAGCGATTTGAAATCAGGTCTTTCCAACAGGAGTACACGATGAGCCAATTTGCTGAACTGCTGGCCCAGCTGCAGGCTGAGCAAGAGCAGTCCGAGGCGATGGCGAAGTCCGTCCCGGCGGAAGGCGGCAAGGATGATGATGCGATCCAGGCCGCCGCAGCCGAAGCGGGCGACACCGACGCCGACGACAACCCCGAAGATGACGACGATGCCCCCGTGGCCAAGTCCGTTCTGGCCGATGATGGCCAGGAATACATCGACGCCACCGAGATGCTGAAGAGCCTCGAATCCCGCGTCGCCGAGCACGACGACGTGCTGGCCAAGGCGATGTCCGGCACGCTGGATGTGGTGAAGTCCCTCAAGGCCACCGTCGAAGCTCAGGGCGACCTGATCAAGTCGATGCAGGCGAAGATGGACAAGATGGCCGGCGGTGGCGCGGGTCGCAAGGCCGTGCTGAGCGTGGTCGAGAAGCCCGCCGCCGGCGAGACCCTGGCGAAGTCGCAACAGGAGGAAGGGCTCACGCCGGCCCAGGTGATGGCCAAGGCCAACGCCGCCTTCGATGCCAAGCGTATTTCCGGCCAGGAACTCGTCGCGCTCGACGTGGCGCTCCGTTCCGGCGCCCTCCCCGACCAGGCTATTCTGGCCAAGGCCCTGGCTTAATTTTCCAACGAGGACATACAAAAAATGGATGCCCAAGCAATCATGCAGCAGCTCGCCGCCGCCGCCACTCCGGCGGTGCAGGGCGCAGCTCCCACTCTCGGCGGCTCCCTCGGCGGGGCCAGCGAGGATCTCCTGAAGGCCCTCCAGGCCAGCAACTACCAGACCGACGTCTCGACGCTGTCCGGCGGTGGCGCCCTCGGTGTCCAGTCGCTGGATACCGCGATGAAGGCGACCATCCAGGAGAACGATCACTTCACCCTGTTCAACCGCCTGGCCTCCACCAACGCGACCAACATCGTCGACGAGTACGTGCGCCAGTCCAGCGTGGGCGGCTTCCTCGGCGGCTCCACCAACACCCAGATGGGCGTGGTGCGCGCGGCCCAGGGCGAGTACAGCCGTGAAGTCGGTTTCGTGAAGTTCCTCATGACCCTGCGTCAGGTCGGCTACGTCCTGAACATCGGCAAGAACATCATCGAAGCCACCGCGGCCGAAGAGCGCGGCGGTGCCCTCCAGCTCCTGACCGACGCCAACTACCTCCTGTACCACGGCAACGCCGACGCCAGTCCGACCCAGTACGACGGCATCTTCAACATCCTGGAGAAGGAAGTCGTGAACGGCCGCATCTCCGATGATCACATCATCGACATGCAGGGCGCCAAGCTGGACAGCATCGAGCCGCTCACCAAGATCTCCGCGGCCGTCTCCCGCTACGGCTCCTGGGGCAAGGTCACCGACGTGTTCCTGCCGAACAGCGTCCAGATCGACCTGAACATGGGTCTCGACCCGGCCTTCCGCTGGTCCAGCCAGCAGGGCACCAAGCTGGAGATCGGCGGCCACGTCGAGGGCATCCGCCTGCAGAACGGCGTCCTGAAGACCTCCATGGATACCTTCATCCATGACGAGCAGCACCCCATGGTGATGCCGTTCGAGGTGAACTTCAGCGCCCAGGCCGCGGCCAACGCCACCTTCAAGCCCGCCTCCGTCGCCGGCGTCGCTGCCGCCGACGTCAGCTCCACCTTCAGCGCCTCCCGCGCCGGCAATTACTACTATGCCGTCGCCGGTATCGGCCCCAACGGTGAGGGCATGTCCCAGGTCACCAAGACCGCGCAGATCGCCGTTGCCGCCGGCAACAAGGTCACCCTGACCATCACTGCCTCGGCCGCCAACACCGAGACCGGTTACGCGATCTATCGCGGCCGCCAGAACGGCACCAACACCACCAACGACTTCCGCCTGGTGAAGGTGGTCAAGAAGGCCGGCGCGACCACCACCTTCGTGGACCTGAACCGCGACATCCCGGGCACCGTGACCGTGCCGCTGCTGAACATGGCCCCGGGTGCCGACGCCATCGGCTGGCGGCAATTCCAGCCGATGACCAAGATCCCGCTGCCGTTCGGCGTGGGCGGCATGCCGGTGATTTCTTGGTTCCAGTTCCTCTTCGGATACCTCAGGGTCACCAAGCCGAAGCATCACGGCTTCATCAAGAATATCCTCCCGGCATCGGCGACCTGGCGTCCTTTCAGTGCGGAGTAATTCTGAAGCCCGCTCATGTTTGAGTGAGCGATGATATAATGGCGACATCTCCGGGTGTCGCCATTTTTATGAAATACACTTTTGAACTATGTGCCGCTGTAGCCAAGCAGTTTGATGCAAAGATAGCTTTTAGGGAGCGCGCGAACAAGGAATATCAGTGGCTGTTTCGCAATGGCCTCCTTGATCTAGCTTGCGCTCACATGAAGCAGCGTCGATATCTCACTGACGAACTGATTGGCGAGTCGGCTTCAAACTATAAGAACAAGCGCGCTTTCAAGCTTGGGGATCAGAGCGCATACAATGCCGCGCTGAAGCGCGGCATCCTTGATCGTGTCTGCGCTCACATGGTGTCGAAACACCGCGAACTGGCAGACCAACAGATTTCCGAGATTGCGTCTAAATTTGAGTCCCGATCCGAGTTTGCGCGTAGAGACAGCGGCGCATACCAAACAGCTGTCAAGCGAGGCATTTTGGACGCGGTTTGCGCTCACATGGACGGCAGCGGAACTCGCCGCCTGACCAACGAAGAAATATTGGAGATCGCCAAAAAGTACGCCACCCGCAACGACTTCAAGCTCGGCGACTTTGGCGCTTACACAACAGCCATTCGGCGCGGCCTGATTGTTCAAGCCTGCGAGCACATGGAATACGGCGCCAGCGGATTCCGCGAAGACAAGCCTGCGGTCCTCTACCAGTTCCAAGTGATCACCGTTGACGGCCTCAAGCTGTTCAAGGTCGGCATCACCAACCGCAAGCCCAGTCAGCGGCTTGTCACCATGGGCCTCGTCCCCGGCACGAAAGCCGAGCTAGTTGGCTGCATCAAATTTGCCTTTGGTCGTGATGCAAGAATGGCCGAGAAGACGCTTCATCGGCTGATCGACGGTCACCGCTATGCCGGCCTGCCTGTAATGAAGAACGGGAACACCGAGCTTTTTACGGTGGCCGCGTTTAACCCTAACCTTTAGGAGCCCTCATGCCCCGTGTTATCTGCAACCTGCCCAACGCCAGCACCGAAATCAGCGGCGTCAAGTTCCACCCGCTGGACGACGGCGGCCTGGTGTCCGACGAGATCGACGCCGAGCTGGCCGCGACGTTCCTGGGCATTCCCGGCTACGAGTCCTACGACGCGCCGGTGCCGGAGCCCGTGAAGGTCGAGCCGGCCACCCCGCCCGCGCCGCGCACCCGCAAGGCCGCTGCGCCGAAGAAGGCCGAAGAGCCGCCGAAGGTGCCGGAGGCGCCGGCCGCCGTGGAGCAGGACACCGCCCCCGCGGCCCCCGCCGCTCCGCAGGAGCCGCAGGAAGGCGCCGACGAGGTGTTCTGATCGCCAGCTCACCGGCAAGACGAGAAGCCCGCTGCGTGCGGGCTTTTTGTTTGCCCGGCCGGTCGTGACCTCAAAATGGGCCGATGCGCCTTAACTGCCTCATCTTCGCTGCTGCGCTTTGGGTACGGTCCCGCTTTCGCAGCGGCATCGGGGTTAAGCGATCCCAAGGGCTGGCCGGCCTGGTGCCCCACTTCTTCCATGTGCGTGAGCGTGGGCAGGAACTGGTGGTCGAGGACTACATCCCGCGGCGGCGCAAGGTCCGCGCGCTGGACAACGGAGACTCCTTCGCTCTCTTTGACGGCCTCTACCGCGTCCGCGTCTACCGTCTCGACGCACAAGCTACGGCCGACACCCTGTTCGCTGCACGCCGCAACGCCCTGCGGCGCCGTCGTGACCGGACAATGTGGCCATGAGCACGATCATCGCCGGCAGCGACGCCGCCTTCACCGTCACCGTCCAGGAAAACGGCGCCCCCGTCCCCGTGACCGGGGCCGTCTCGGCCCGGGTATTTTCGATGGACGGGCGCACCGAGCTGGTGCCCAGCAAGGCCGTCGACTCGGCCGCCCCTGGCGCCAATTGGCCGGCCGGAGTCGTCGCGGTGTCGTTCGACGCTACCGACACCGAGCCGCTGCAGCCCGGCGAGGCCATGCTGGTGCTTGTCGGCGGCTTCGGTATCCGCCGCTATCGTCTGATCGTCGAGACCCTTTTCGAGCCCACCCGCACCTCGCTTTTCATCCGAGACATCGTCGTCGACGAGGTGCGCCGGGATCGGCTCATGGCCGCCGCGGCCGGCGTGCTGCAGGACGTCAAGATCTCCGACGACTACATCTGGGACAAGATCCGTGCCGCCGAGTCGGAAATCAGCCACTCCCTGCGCGTGCCCCTGGTGCCAACGCGGTTCTTTCCGCGCCAGCCGACGCCCGAGCAGCTCGAAGCCTTGAACGGCATGGCCTGGGAGGTTGAGGTCGGTACCGACTACGACCCCAGCATGTTTGACCGGGATAAGTGGGGCTTCATCGTCACCCGGCAAAAGCCCATCATCTCCGTTGAGCAGATGCGGTTCGTCTACCCGACGCAGGATATGGGCCATTTCGACATCCCGCTCGACTGGCTCACCTGGGACGCGAAATATGGCCACATCCGCATCGTGCCGAACAGCAGCGCGGTGCTGACGTCCTTCAGCGGCTTTGTGCTCACCAACTTGATCGCCGGCCGAGTGATCCCGTCCATGGTGCAGTACATCTACACGGCTGGCCTCGTCGACGTGCAGCGGAACTACCCGGAGCTGCTGGACTGCATCAAGAAGTCGGCCGTCTGCAAGATCGTCGCCGACGCCTACCTGCCGCAGTCGGGCAGCATCTCTGCCGACGGGCTCTCCGAGTCCGTGTCGGTGGACCTCTCGAAGTACCACGAAGCCATTGATCACATCCTCAACGGCCCGCCGGGCTCGAACGGCGGCTTGATGAGCAAGATCCACGGCGTGCGCGTCATGGTGATGTGATGCGGTTCAGCCCGTCTCGGTTCAACCGCCACCTCGCCAACATCGGCCAGCGCGTCGCCTGGCGCCGGTCCTACGCGTGCGCGTGCCTGAACCTGCAGACGGGCAACCCGGACCCCAAGCACGCCCTGTGCGGCGGCAAGGGGCGGCTGTGGGTGGACCCCGTTGAAACCGTGATCGGTGTCACCCGGCAGGAGGTCAAGCCGGAAATGATCGCCGCTGGCATCTACGAGTCGGGCGACATGACCGCAACCGTCCCGGCTGCGTCGCCCATGTGGGCGGGGGCCGGCCGGTTCGACCGCATCCTGCTGCTCAACTCCGCCGACGTGTTCTCGCAGCCCTACACCCGCGGAGCGCCCAACGAGCGGCTCTTGTTCACGCCAGCCAGTATTGATCGCTGCTTCTGGCTGCACCGCACCACGCGGGAGATCGTCGAAGGCGGGGTTCCCGTTTGCGACGCGACCGGAAACCTGTCCTGGCCAAACGGCGGCGAGCCGCCCCCGGGCACCACGTATTCCCTGACCGGGCAGCGCTTCGACGAGTATTACATCCTCGACAGCCTGCCTTCAGATCGTAATGAGCACTCCGGATACCCGCTGCCCAAGCGGCTGCAGCTCCGGAAGTTCGACCTTTTCAACCGATAGGCCCGCTGTCGTGACCCGACAATAGGCCATTGAACTCTGGAGCACGAAAATGATCCCTGGCGGTTATTACTCCCACAACATCCCACCGGCGAAGCACAACAAAGGCGCGGTGATTCAGGTCATCGACCAGAAAGGCGCCCTCTACCGTTCCGACGGTGAGTTCTGGGTTCCGCTGGCCGCGGTCGAGGCTCCGGCGGGGTCGACGTTCCTGACTGCAACCACCTCGGATGGGAGGGTTGAATTTCTTGACCGGTCAGGAAATGCCGGGATCGGGACGCTATCGAACGCGGACGGGACTGACAGCTACGCCGTATACAATAGCGCCGCAATCCACGAGCACCATCTCTCGAGAATCCGGCGCGGGAAGGGCGGAATCATAGGCACTGCCGGGAAGCCTGTTATCGCTATCAGGATTGACCACGGTCTAGACATGTTCTTCTCCGACTTCTTTCCGGCCATGGAGGCGCGCGGTATTCCCGTGGGCGTCGGGGTGGTCGCAGGTGCGGTAGGGAATCCCGGTGACGTGTACGAGCCCACCGCTACAACTTGGACCGACCTGCTTGGGTATGTGCGCCGAGGGGTTGAGGTGTGGGCGCATTCCCTGACGCACCGCGATCCGGCGATCACTGGGAACTCAATTTACGATGAGGTTGTGACAGCCAAGAACATGATTCTTGCTGCCGGGATAGAGCCGCAAGGATCTCACCGTGGGGGCATCACGCCAACGATTGCCCCACATTACTCCACTAACTTTGTAGCGCCACAGTCGTGGTCCTACAGTTACGGGAATTTGATGTATCAAAATTACGGCCTGCTGGAGCTTGAGGCCGACTTCGGCGGGGCTTACCGTTTTCTGCCAACAAACGGCGAGCCGAATTTGACGAGAGTTACCCTTGAAGGGTTAACGCTGGCCCAAGCAAAGGCCGCTGTTGACAACTGCATAAACTATAAGGTTGGCGCGTGCCTGATGATCCACCCTGAGTTTTACAGGGGCGACACACGCAGCTTCAAAATTGCAGATTGGCCGCTGTTGATGGATTATTTGGTAGGGCTTCGGGATAGTGGGCAGCTTGAACTCCTTACGCCGTCCGGCCTTCACTTTGCAGACCCCGAGCGGAGCCGCAGGCTGAACTGCGTATATGACCACGACTTTGCAACCGGACTGGTTCCAGGCGCGGGCTCCCGCTGGACGCGCAGTGCCGGGAACCCGCCCGTCACAATTGAGGTTGATGAGTCAGGGAAAAATTACCTACACTTCCCGACTGAGGCCGGGTTGGGGTATATAAGCCAAGGTAACGGCCTCGTTAAGCAGCTCATGCTGCACGGGACAACGATGGAGCTTGTTGCAAAGGTAAAGGCAACCGCCACGCCGGGCAGCGTTCGGCTCACTGTCCAGGGAAGCGACGCCGCAAAGCTCAACCTAGTGCGTGACGTGCCGATTCCGGCCGGCGAAGGCTGGCACTATATCCGCAGCATTTTTACCTTGCCCGTAGACGCTACGGCTGTGGCTTGTCGGATCGGGCGCGCGACGACAGGGAGCTTCACCTTCGGGCTACAAGAGGTATTTTTGCGGCCCGTATAGGTCAGTGCCCTGATGCGCCGGCTAACCTACGCATCAGCTAACCCCTGAAAT